TATTGCATTGACAGAGCATTTGGACCAGGAACATCCAGGATGGGAGAGGGGATAAGTACTATGAATGCGGACATTCTTTGGATTGTGTGCAAATTGTGCTATGGTTTGGCACAATCGTGCTTGCCGTGATAATGATTAATGGCTGACATACGACCTCTGGCCGAGTGGAAGGCCGAGTGGCCGTATTAGGAAGGGGGAGGGGAGAGAGGATGAATTTCTATATTGGAAGGTGTGATGAGAGAATGAAAATAGTTCAATTTACGGCTATCAAGAATTTGAGTAAGGTTCATGAAATACTTACCAGACTGGATAGAGAAGAAGGGGGGACACCATGTGGGAAGTTCTGATGCCTGTCGGGCTGGTGCTCATCCTGGTGGCCATTGGCTTCAGGAAGAGCAGGAGAAGAAGGTGGTTCAAGGAGATACCCGAGGACTGCGTGGAGACTGCCTGGGGATACAGGAGCGAGGATGGGGTCTACTGCGTTATCCATCCCCGGGCGTGGGACCTCTTCTAGAGAGATAGCTGGGGAATACGGAAAGGCATATATCCTCAGGCCAAGGCCCATGATCGAGGCTTTGGGGCCTGGGGAGGCCGCCGCGGTTTCTGTTGGTGGGGGTATGATGGAGGAGGAGAATGAAGGTAAGTAAGGATAGTTTGTTAAATTGGTATCCGGAAATAAAAGATCTGAATATCCCTCAGGCAAAGACTGGCTGTGTTGTTTTGAGCCAATCAGAATACGAAACAACGTTTGAGGCCATGCCGAAAGAGGTAACAAAGAGGGTGCAGAGGCTGGTAAACAAACACTTCAAGCTGTCAGTTTTTATAAGAACGGATCTGTCGAGCGCAAAATTCGATTGGGATAAAAGCTGTTTCTATGATGGTGTCAATCCATTGTGGAAACATCTACTGCGATTAGCAGAGTTTAACCACGTAGCTGATATAATGGGACTGCCCTTTCGGGCTTTTGTGGTTAGAGAGTTTATTCCTATGGATTGGCACTTTCTGGCGTTTTACGGAAACATGCCAGTTAGTCCCGAAAGGAGATATTATATAGAAAATGGTAACGTTCTTTGCCACCATCCTTATTGGATTGAAGATGCAATAAAGAAATCGCCAGCCTTGCCTGATAATTGGCAAGAATTGTCGAAAGAAATCAATACCGAAACATTGGAGGAAGTTGTACTATTAACGGGTTATGCGAGCGAAGTTGCACAAGTACTTAAGGGCTTCTGGTCCGTAGATTTTTGCAGGGCCAAAGATGGAAGATGGATTCTAATCGATATGGCAACCGGAGAGCGGTCTTGGCATCCTGATAGCTGTCCTAATAATCGAACCATTAAACATGATTATATCATGAACGGTCCAAGGGTCTTGGATGAATTTATAGAGGTGGATGAGGGACTTATTAAAGTGGAATATAATGAATAATTCAACAATCCCAAGCCTTTATCCAGGAAAAAATCACATATAGGGTATTCTTCACCTGAGAAAGCGAAGAAATAAAGTAATTTTTAATGGTATATTTTAGAAAATTCTTGACTTCCAGAAAACTCTATTCTAATATAATATCATCTGGGTCTACTGTGGACTCCCCAGCAGAAACCCTGGAGCTTCTGATCCCCTCTCGGCTCCGGGGTTTTTTATTGGAAGAGCAAGGGTCAGCATGAGCAGAGAGGATATGAAGGGGAACAATTACGAGCTGGTAAGACAGAGGGTGGAGAATGAGATGATAGAGATTGTGGATGCATCCAAGAGGGCAGCGGTGGGGAAGTCTATCCCTGCTGCTACTATAGGGGGACCGTTTGTGACACTGGGTGACCTCCTGCGGATGGAGCAGCCAGAGGTGTTCACGGCACTGGAGAGGATGGCTGGAGATGGTGTTCAGGAGAAGGCGGAACAATAATCACCCCCCGGAGGGGGTGGTGGAGTTCAAACGCCGGAACAACAACAATAATAGCAAGGGCAACGGCAACGGGAGGCTGACGGACCTCCAGGCCCGCTTCGTGGACGAGTACTGCAGGGACTTCAACGGTCCCAAGGCGGCACTCAGGGCAGGGTACGACAGGTACAATATCTTCTCCGCTGCCAAGAGGAACTTTGAGAGCCCTAAGGTGATGGAGGCCATCAGTGAGAGGAAGGCTGCCATATCTGAGGCACTCAGGGCAGACAGTGAGAGGGTGCTGAACGAGCTGTCCAGGATGTCCTTCTACTCCGCCAAGGACTTCGTCAACGAGGATACCGGGGAGGTGCTCTCCATCCATGAGATGGATGATGACGCGGCCAGGGCCGTGGAGAGCGTGGAGAGCTTCCCGGTGTACGAGGGAAGGGGCAACGACAGGCAGCTCATCGGGTACAGGACCCGCGTGAGGTGCTTCAACAAGCAGGCCGCCCTGGAGGCCCTGGCCCGCAACCTGGGCCTGTTCGAGAAGGACAATAGGCTGAGCCTGGAGCTGTCGCTGAAGCAGCTGTTCCAGGCGCTGCCCCCGGAGCTGGCAGACCAGGTGAAGAAGAAGCTGACCATGCAGCTGGAACTGTCGAAAGGGGGATAGATGCGAAGGGGGCTGGATGGACAGGGGCTCCCGCTGCAGGCTCTCCCCGGAGGAGAGGAATAGGAACAACGATTGCACCTAGTTCGAGAAGAAGAGGCCGGGGTTCCTGGCCGCCCTGAGGAGGAAGTGATGTCAGAAAGGGATACGTTACCTAATTTTAGTAAGGATTATGGAAAGATCCCCAAGACCTGGACCTCGGACAGTGAGAAGATCTACTGCCAGGACTGCGTGTTCCTGATCCACAACAGTATTTTTGACCAGGACGAGAGCAGTCTGGAGAGGTATGACGAGTACGCCTGCGTGGGGGAGCACAACCTGAAGCCGGTAAACGAGTGGCTGCGCCCGGATGACTATGGCACCAACGAGTCGCCGAGCGATATCAATTACAACAACAGATGCCAGTACTTCCAGAGGCGTCCGCCAAAGAAGTCCTGGTATAAGAGACTGACGGGGGGAAGCGATGCCTGCATTAGTATCTGAGGAGGCAGTTCATGCAAAGAAGGTCGGCACCGTCTGGAGGGAGTCGGACCGTGAGATCTTCCGCAACAAGGACACCGAAGAGTGGATGATGAGGATGAAGCATGGGCCAACTGGTGCCGAGGTGGTGGCCGCGGAGGAAAGGCCAAGGAAGGAGGCCTGGAAGCGGCTGCTTGGGGAGCTGGTGGAGAAGGTTGAGGCCCAGGAGGTACCGCCGGCCCCAGCAGGAGAGGTGGAGGATGGAGGAGAAGAGCCCGCTGAGGAGGGATGAGTACACCTGGTGGGAGTATTGGAGTTACCACATCTCTGAGATTGGAGGGGATGTGTTTATCGTGGTTGGCATCGGACTGATCGCTGCACTTGTTCTTCTTGCCATAGTGATCGGGTCTGATCTGACCCTGGATATCATAAGATAACCAAATAGCAGAAAGGGGGCAGACAGTGGAGATTAGTGAAGAGCTAACCCAGAAGCACAAAGCATTGTTGTACCCCACGGTGAGGGTCAGGACGGGGAGTGCCGGGGGCTCCGGCACCATCATCTACTCCAACCTGAAGCCGGGGAGCGAGGATGAGTACGAGACTTACGTTCTTACCAATGAGCATGTGGTGGACAACAACATCAAGGTGGAGAAGCAGTGGAACAACCTGCTCCAGTGCGACCTGAAGAAGGACGTGCTGACGGAATGCGACGTTGAGGTCTTCAGCTTCGAGTACCAGAGCTGGGAGAGCGGCTACGGGGCTCACAAGGCAGACATCGTCTGCTACGACAAGAACATGGACCTGGCGCTGCTGAAGGTGAAGGCCATCAAGCCGTTTTCCCATGTGGCGAGGCTGTTCCCGAAGGGGGAGCACAAGAAGAGGCTGAGGATGTTCCAGAACCTCTACGCCGTGGGATGCGGCATGGGCCATCCGCCACTGGCCACGCAGGGGAACCTGACGGGGTTCAGTGACATCATAGACAACTACCCGTACTGGCTCTCTAGCGCGGCCACCATCTACGGCAACTCCGGCGGTGCCGTGTTCCTTGCCGATACCTACGAATTCATCGGGATACCCTCCAGGATTGCGGTCAACATTGGGGGATTCTCTGCAGATGCCATTACCCACCTCTCGTACTTCATACCCATCATCTCCGTGTACAAGTTCTTCGACGACCAGGTGTTCACGTTCATCTACGATCCCTCCTACACCAGTGAGCAGTGCGCCGAGATGCGGAAGAAGCGCCGGGAGCAGAGGGAGAGGATGATGGCGGTGGAGATGAGCAAGGAGGAGGTGGAGAAGGAGTGAGGTATCGGATATCAACCGATCCCAAAGACCCCGGATACCACCCTGAGGCCTACAAGGCGAAGGTGTACCTGGACGGGAAGAAGTTGGATTTCTTCATCACGGCAGACATGAGCACCGGCGAGGCGTGGGTGATGGAGTTCGCCCCCAAGTGGATAGTGATTAGTAGGATCAAGCGTCTGACTGGTGACGTGAGGATAAAGACGGATCTGAACCTGTGATGGGGAGTACAGTATCCAGGAGGACCTGATGACGGACTTTGAGCGGAGGGAGTACTACCAGCTCCTGGAGGAGCTGAAGAAGTTCTACAAGGACAATGACAAGGGAGAAGGAGGATAGCAGATGGCTGTTGCAATCATGGCCGTTCGACAGAGGCTTATCGGCCTTTCGTCTGATGTGAAACCAACTACAGTTCCTATAGGAACCAGGTTTTTCGAGATTGATACTTGCATAACCTATGTGACCTATGATGGGACTAACTGGGCTCGGCTTGGGATTGAGGAATATCGGTGGTAGTAGGAGGTAAATCATGGCTGTCAAGCTTATATCAACTATTAAGAAATATGTCGGACTAGCAGCGGATACCAAACCGACAGGCGTTCCGGTCGGCTCCACATTTCTTGAGTACGACACCCGGGAGACCTTCGTCACCTATGACGGAACCAACTGGACAACGTACTTGATCGACATGGGTGAAAAAACTGTAACTACGTCTGCAGCTATCATGTCGGACGGGCTGGAAATATTCACAATTGCTGGTGGGCCGATAGAGATGAAGTGTATCATCGCCCGATGCGTGACTGCGAATGATGGAACTGCCTCAACGCTGTTGTTCTATGCCGATCCGACAGATGGAGCAGCTACGGACATCTGCACAGCATCGCCAAGCCTGGCAAGCGCCACGGCTGGAACCATCGTGAATGTGGTTGGCAACGTGCTTGGCTCAGCTGCAGTAGTGTCACCAAACGGTACGGCTATATCGCAGCTGTTCCCAATTCTTATCCCAACCGGCACTATGAACATGACTATTGGCGTTGGCTCAACCACAGGTACCTGGATGATACACATGAGATATATGCCGCTAGCGCGCTCTAGTGTTGTTTTGCCGTCGTATTAAGGAGGGGGAGATATAGAAGCAGCAGAGACCATTGACAGCCTGGCCAAGAGCATTGCAAGCCTCTACTCCACCGAGGAGATAGAGGCTTTCCTGTCCGAGGAGGACTATGCCAAGTACAGGATGGACCCGGTGGGGTTCTGCGAGGAGGTGCTGGGGGAGATCCTCACCCCGGACATGAGGAAGATGCTTGAGTCCGTGGTGAAGAATCCTATCACCATTGCCATCTCTGGTGCTGGTGTGGGGAAGACCATAGGGGCGGCCATGGCGGGAGTGTGGTTCCGTCGCTGCTTTTCCCGCAGTCAGGTCTACATGGCGAGCTGTCCTCCATCAGAGAGAAACTTGAACAAAAAACTGTGGGGGGAATTGAGGCAGATCCTCAGGCGCAATCCTGGGCTGTTCTCAGACCACATATCGACCCATTTGAATCTTGTTGACAAGAATAATGATCTTAATTTTATCGCTGGGGTGACCATTCCCAGTTCAGGAAGTGATGAGGAGAGGGAGTCCAAGTTTTCCGGCGCCCATGCCCCCGCAATACTTTTTGTGTTGGATGAGGGGGATGCGATATTCGACGTCATCTATCGTGCTATCGACGGGTGCATGAGTGGAGGGTTTGCCCGCCTCCTGGTGATGTTCAATCCGAAGCGCAAGGCTGGCTACGCCTACAAGAAGATCCAGGACAGGGCCGCCTCCGTGGTTCGGCTGGACGCCCTGAAGCACCCGAACGTACTGAGCGGGGAGGATCTGATCCCTGGTGCCGTTACCCGGGACAAGACGGTGGAGAGGATCAATGAGTGGACCAAGCCTCTCCACCTAGGAGACAATCCAGATGGGACGTGCTTCGAGGTGCCCGGGTTCCTGGTCGGCTCCACAGCCTTCAGGGGAGAAGATAGAAAGTATGAACCTCTGATCGCTGGCTGGAGAAGGATAGAGAATCCCGAGTTCTATTATAAGGTTTTGGGTGAGTATCCTGCCGCTGGCAGCAACCAGCTGATCAATGAGCAGGACATCACCGACGCCCTGAGCCGCTGGAGGGCGTATGTGGCCATGTATGGCATGGCACCCCCGGTGGGGATCCGCCCTGTCCTCGGAATGGACGTGGCAGACGAGGGGGGAGACTACAACACCCTTTGCGTCCGGTACGGGGGATGGCTGCAGGGGATAATTGCCTGGCGCGGAATGGACGTGGATATGAGTGCTACCAAGGCCGCAGGGATTCATGCAGAGCTTCATGCTCTGGTGACCAATGTGGAGAGCGACGGCCTTGGAGCTGGAGTGGCTCCGAAGATGAACCGCACCTCCTACTGGTACTGCACCAGATGCAGGAAGTCCTACGGCACCCAGTTTGTGGAGAAGTGTCCAGGGTGCGAAGAGGCCAAGGAGAAGCCTCCGGAGGAAGAAGCGGTCGATCTCCGCTACAGGCTGGCATCGGAGAGGGAGAGAAAGGAAGGGCTGAAGAAATTCTACGTGAATGCCAAGAAGGTGATGGTGTCCTCAGCCCCCACGGAGGAGACCGAGATGGGGGTGTTTGGTACCATGAGGGACCAGCTGTGGTGATCGCTAAGGGAATGGCTCAGGATGGACTCCGGGGCCATGCTTCCTCCAGACGAGGAGCTGCTGGAGGAGCTCCGGGTCCCCACTTACGAGATCAAGAACGGGAAGGTGAAGGTGATGAGTAAGGATTTGATGCGGGATGCTCTGGGTAGGAGCCCGGACAGGGCCGATAGTCTGATCCAGACCTTCTACAAAGGCCCTGGCCGGCCACGGGTGAGGATATTGTGATATGAGATTACCGTTTGGAATCGAGATTACAAGGAATGGGAAAGAGAAGGCTTCCCTGCCACCTGCGAGGATGAGGGGGGATTCTGTCCTTCGGCACCTCCTCCCGGGGTGGAACTACGGCCGGGAGCTGGCCACGGACCAGGACTTCTCCTCCCTGCTCAAGGCTTATCGGAATTGGGTCTACGTGTGCGCCAGCAAGAACGCCACCACGGTGGCCTCCATTCCCATAGCGCTCTTCACAGCCAAGGAGAGCACGAAGGCCTTCCGGGAGAGCAAGACCAGGCCCATCACCAAGAAGAGGGAGGAGTTTCTGAGGCGCAACCCGGGCCTCGCCCAGCTGCCCCAGGTGAGGAAGGCGGTGGAGATAGAGGAGGTTCTTGAGCACCCATTCCTGGACCTGATGAGGAACGTGAACCGCTTCATGAATGCCTTTTCGCTGTGGGAGCTCACGGAGCTGCACCAGGAGCTGGTGGGCAATGCCTACTGGTACATAGTGGAGGGGGGTGTGATGGGGCAGAGCATTCCGGTGGAGATCTGGCCCATGATGCCCTCCCACGTCAAGGTGATACCGGACAGGGAGAAGTTCATCTCCGGCTACCTCTACCAGCATGGGATGGTGAAGAAGAGGCTGGAGGAGCATGAGATTATCCACTTCAAGTTCCCCTCCCCCGCCAGCCTCTACTACGGGGCCAGCCCGCTGAGTGCCATCACGGGGATGTACAACATCGGGGAGAACATGAACACCTACGAGAATGCTCTCTTCTCCAACATGGGCCGCCTGGAGGGGGCGTTCGAGACGGATGCGGACCTGAGCGACGCGGAGTTCGAGAGGCTGAAGGAGGAGATCAAGCAGGGCTTCCAGGGCGCCAAGAACGTGGGCAAGAGCCCTCTTCTGGAGAGAGGGGTCCACTACAAGCAGTACGGGTACGCCCCGAGGGAGATGGCCTTCCTCCAGGGCCGGAAGGCGGTCAAGGAGATGATCTGCAACGCCTATGGCCAGAGTGTGGGGATGTACGACAAGGACGCCACCCGGGCCAATAGCGAGACGGCCAGCTACCTGTTCATGAGGGACACCATCCGCCCCCGATGCCTCAGGATTGAGCAGAAACTGAATGAGAAGCTGATGCCGAGGTATGATGGGAGCCTCTTCGTGGCGTTCGAGGACTGCGTTCCGGAGGACAGGGAGTTCGCGCTGAGGGAGAGGGAAAGCAATTTGAAGACGGGCTACAGCTCTATCAACATGGAGCGCCAGGGGTCCAACGAGGAGACTGTGGAGTGGGGGGAGGTGCCAATCCTGCCCTTTAGCATGGCTCCTCTCGGCTCCGCCACCCCGCCTCCCCCTTCCAGCCAGGGAGAGGGCAGGCCTCCTACCGGGGAGGAGCTGGTCGAGTTCGAGGACATGGTGGTGGCTGCGGTGGAGAAGAGGATGGCGGAGAGGAAGCCATGAAGGCCATCATGACGGTGGTCCGCGACATAGGCCGGGACCCGGAAATTTTCATCAACTACATCAGGGACCAAGAGAAGCTGCTGGACAAGCTGGGGGTGGGCTCCCCGTTTGACATGAAGGCCCTGGAGGAGACGGGGCGCAGCAGCGTGACGAGGATCGACGAAGATGGCGATTTCAAAGGGCGCAAGATTCACACCATGGTTGAGATTTGTGGAGAGGGATAGGGCCCTTAGGAAGGTGTTTGTTATCCTCTCCTCCCTGCTGATACTCTGGACCGTGGCGCTGCCGGTTCCAGCCTACGGGGTGGACGTTACCATCCTGGGCGCTGACTGGGACTGGCTGCTGCAGGCCTCGGCCAGGGACTGGCTCAAGATGTGCCTTGGAGGAGTGGGGGCTGCCCTGGTCCACGAGCTGGGCCACGTGGCCTACGCCGAGATCAAGGGCATGGACATCGACTACGGATGGAGCGGGGGATTCAGGACGGTGGTCCGAAACCCCCGGGAGTTCTCCAGTGGCGAGATGAGGATGTTCGCGCGCTCCGGTTTCCTCCTCCAGCACCTGGTGGGGAGCGGGCTGTCGCTGTTCAAGAGGACCAGTAATTCGTACTTCAGCCGGGGCTACATGGTGGTGGGGGCCATTGGAACGTTGACATATCCACTGAGGCACGGGAACGATGGAGACTTCGACATGATAGACAGATACGGAGGGAACCCTGGATTCGAGTACGCCCTCTACAGTGGCTGGTCGCTGGTGAACCTGGTGAGGATCGAGTGGTGATACCAAAGAGCTACCTGACACAGGAGCTGGCCGAGAGGCTGGCGGGGGTGATAGCCGACAGGCTAATGAGGGAGCTGGAGGAGCCTCCCGAGGCTGTGGCTCAGGCCCGGGAGGAGCGGATGGCCTGGGAGCAGAGGGTGTGGGAGGAGTTCATTGAGAAGGCTGCCGACCCGGGAGAGAGGAAATTCAAGGCTGCCCTCCTAAAGCTCTTCGGCGGGATAGAGAAGGAGGTCCTCTCCAACATGCCTGGCGGCAAGGGGTTGGAGAAGGCAGACGAGGCCGACATAGAGCACTGGATGTTCGGGAAGAGCAAGTGGGAGAAGAGATTCCAGCAGGAAGGCCTCGATCTGATAGAAGGGCTGGCCGTGGTCAATGGCAACCGTGTGCTGAGTGATATCCCCGTGGTTGGGGTAGGATTTGACGTGACCAACCCGGCAGTGGCAGGGCTTCTGGAGGAGAGGAGCATCAAGTTCGCCAAGGAGGTTATTGGCACCACCGAGACCCAGATCCGAAGGATGTTCGCGGAGGGGATATCAGCCGGGGAGGGCATCCCGGCGCTTAGGAATAGGATCAGGCAGTACTTTGAGACTGATACTATTCCCAAGCGGGCAGAGATGATAGCCAGGACCGAGACCATCTGGGCCAGCAATGCTGGCGCAGAGCATGGCTACATCCAGAGCGGGGTGGTGGAAGGAAAGGAATGGCTGATCGCAGGAGACGAGAGGACCTGCCCATTTTGTAGAAAGGCGGACGAGGAGTTTGGGGAAGGTAAGGGGGTGGCCCTTGGAAAGCCCTTCTTCGACCTTGGTTCTGACGTGACGGGGGTGGGCGAGGAAGGCCAGCAGCGAACCATGAAGCTGACCTATGAGGATGTGAGGCATCCCCCGCTCCATGTGCGCTGCAGGTGCAGCCTGATCCCAGTGGTTACAGAGGAGCTGTACACCACTAAAGAAATGCTGGGGTATGGCTCTAAGATAAAAAATACGGCCCTGGCCTCGGAGCCGCAGACCACTAGGATTCTGAAAGGAATCGCAGACAGGAGCGACGATATAAGCCTGACCGGGTTGCAGTTTAGGATCAAGACGAGCAAGTCCATACTCAGAAAGATGAGGACAGAGCTTAGGCAGAATCCGAAATGGACCCTGGAGGACTTGGCTGGTGGGGATATTAACGATATCCTCCGG